CTTTACGGAGGCGCCCGGAAGATCTCACCAAGATCTTTTTCCCACTTGCCTATCTTCAAGGGACAGTGAGTGTTTTATGCGAGTGCAAACTTCGCAATGTTTTTGGCAGCAGGAATCAAGACGTCGCGGTTGTCATAAGCGAACTGGCCGACGGCGGAGGCTGCCCTCCCCACTCTTGCAAGAAAACTTTTGATTGCATCCAAGTGCTTCCCGTTTTCGAAAGCTGTTGGTTCGAGAGCCATCACCTTGAGTGCGGCTTCGTATAGAGCGGTGGTCCCTGGGTGAGACCTGGTTTCCCACAAAGAAACGTTGGTTTGAAATTCATACACGGTGACCACTCGAAGTCGACCGATGAATACCGTTCCGGTGAGAGAATTTCCTTGGTTGCTCACCACACCTGCAATGATTCCACAGGGGTAGTGGTAATTGAGAGAGTCTTCGGGAGTGAAATATTGGATGTCAAGACCACTGGTGGGCTTATAACGCACCCACGCGCCATGTTTTATTTCACCACTGTACTTGTCGGATTTCAAGGCGTCGATTTTTTCCCAATCTTGGAGTTGGCCCACAGAGTCATTGGATACATTGTCGTACCAATTGTTCCTACAGGTTCCTCCAGGGACGAGTGCTGCTGCCACCATGCCCCCGTTTGTCAATGCTGACAAAGCAGGCGTGAACAGCATGGTCATGGCAACGGGCCGAACAAGAGAAATTGCACCCCCATCTTCCCACCCGGGGATCCCATTCATGGCTGTAGGGACCACGGTAAGCCAAGCATCAGCAGAGGCACCTGAAGAGCCTATTCGGATACTCCAGTCCTCTTGAGCATTGATGTAGTACGCGGTCCCGGTTGGGGCTGAGGCGGTGTCTGCTTCCGCAGTGGGGCCAAAGTCCAGAGTAGATGGACTTGGAGAGAAAGTTGGAGAGGCCTGGGACATGTAAATTGTCATAAGATACACTCCAGGATTCCCACTGATGGTGGGACTCAAGCCTCCACCATCAATTTTGAACGTTATCACCCGGCCATCATTGAGAGGATCCTCAACAGGGTCGATGCCGAAAGGAGCTGTGGCAGAAGAACTGCCACCCCCTGTTTCCAACCCGAAGAAACCAGTTGGTCCAGAGGTTAGTTGATGAATATACTTGTCAGTACGGATGTTCTCTCCACCAGAGTTCTGAATGTACTGCAAAGGGCTCTTCCAATTGACAGCTCCTGGGGCTAGATTGAAGAGAGAGGACGCAACGAGACCAACCTTGTAATCATTGGGGTCATCGGTGTCTTTACCCAAAAAGGGCTTGGCAACTACTGCGAAATTGCCGTCTGCGGTGCCAGAAAAGGTGGCATAAATAGGGATCGTGGTTATACTCCTGGCTAGTGCAGTTGGAATGGAATCTAGGTCAGGAATGCGAGACATGTAATTGTCGGGGTCATACATGCAGCAACAATAGTCAATTATCATTTCTCTCTCTTTTGCAGAGAAATTGTAATTGGAACTCGTGAGAAATGAATTTGCGCGGGCCCGATCAAGACGGCGGCCGGGTACTTTGGGCGTGAAATAAGGATTGAGCCTGCCCTCCCGCATGGTGAGAGCAATTTGCTTGTTCGTGTTGCGTTTAGGTGTTCTCTTACGAGGACGTTGGCGACGGCGTTTCTGTGTTTTTGCTTGTGCGGACATTGGAGAAAACGGTGATTGATTTGTGAAAAGTGAAAAGACCACTAGCCACCGGCTGGAGATGGGTGTCCCCACCCCCGCGCCCCGTCAACTGTAGTCGCGAAGGCCGACTGACAGGAACCCAGGGTGGCTAATGTAGTAATAGGGTTCTTGAGGTATCATAGTCTCCATCTCTAAGAACTCCTCTTTTGAGAGTCCGTAGCGCTCAGAGAGATGGACCCAGGTTTCTTCCAAGAGCCTGGGTTTTGCAACACTCCCACTCTCTATGGAGATCCATTCTCTGTGAAGGACATCCACTTCAGGTTCGCCTTGGAAATTGGCACAAAAAGCACGAAGGAGAGGAACCTGGAGGAATGTTCTGTAACCTGCCGCCAGGTCGATGCAAAATTGCCTCCCAGCTTCTTCTTCGGTCCTGTGGGTGTATAAATCTGTTGGATTGTTAAAGCACTTGCCCACCTTAATAATCCGGCTGGGTAGTGGTCCCCAGAAAGGCCCCGCCTCGGTCACATACCACATACCTTTGAGAAACGTGGTGCTGTAAATGGTCTCGTGAAGGGTCTCTTTCATCGACATGCCCAGCTCTTCAAAAGTCTTGATCCCAGCGTGATGAAAAAATATGCCTGAACCTGTGTGGATAGAATTTCCAACGCTGGTGTCAACCCCTCCAGAATCGCGCTGGGGCCGATCTTTTCGGGATATGGAGATCATGTGGCCTATGGGCTTGGAAAAGTAACGGTAGTCATTGGTGGTGATCTCTTCCAGTCTCTTTGCCACGTCTTCCGGTGTTCCAAGAGCCTCTAGAGCTTTCCTGGCATATCTTATGGCACCAAACCCTTGACTCTGGTCACACATCGACAAGTCTCCCTCATGAAACTTGTTAGTCACAGGTGACCACGCAATCGAGTCATCACCACTAACAAGAATGTGAAACCTTTCAGGATGAGAGAGCGTGAAGACCGCCCAAGAGGACAAATCACAATCAGACCAACCAGAGGCGACACACAAGTGGTACAACCGGCCAGCCCATTCAACTGGTTCGGCTCCGATACTCCACTGACGTTTCAACACACTTTGGGCATAATGCACGTGGGGTCCGGTTCTGACTATGACCGCCTCGTGGACTACCGCGATGGCACGTGGCTTCATGACCATCCAGCCCTCGACGGCCTTAATCAGAACCTCGTCACATTTGGGCATTATTTTCGTGAAACGTGCGTGTTTGTCGACCCAGCCATCTCCCAGCTGTTCATACATACGCAGGGCAGCGTTGTATTTGGATCTGGTCTTCCCCACATGTTGGTCTACCCATGGTTGGGCCAGGACGTCATAGCCGGGCATGACCTCTTCTCGGTATAGCAACGAAATATATTGCTCGACGTCGTTCCAATGAGCCGTGGCTTGAGGTCCTCCTGGTGCAGGTTGGAGAATGCGACTCTCAATCATGGTCATCGCAACAGAATTCGTGTTCTTAGGCCGAGGCATAGGCAAACAAAACATCAACATGTAGTAAGTATATGACGGCGGGTCGCGCTGACCTTCAATTGGCAAATCACCACGGACTGTCAGCAAGGGGCATCTCTCAGGCAACGTCCGGACATAGGCTAAGGCTTGATTTTCCACGCGACCTAGCGCAGGTGTGATCTTTTCTACCAACTTGGGCGGGTCTGGGAAAAGCTTGCGTTCTTCCCACGGTGCCTCATGATAATTTTTGACGAATTCCCTGCAATGACTCGGCTCGTAGATAGCCGCCGAGTCCCCACACCATTGATAGGCCAACCAGGCGCTAAGAGCTGCTGCGGCAAACCAACCTGAAGAGCCTGCAAACGAATGACCCAAATAGCCTGAGACTTGTTCAAGGGATGCAGTCGTGAACCATCGTGGCTCAATCCCAGTCATGACCTGGGAATAGTAATAGCCGGTCGCAAAATAACTCAGCACGTTCCATGAGAAATGGATCTTGGTAGCGTTATACAAGCTCAATTGGTTGCACACCATGTGCATAACCAAAGGGGCCACTCGGGATTGGAAGCTTCTACCTACGGCTACGTGCCCCAGCATCTCCAGAACGGGGACCATGTACGCCAACCATTCGTGGCATCTCTTCAAAGGCTCCTCAACAAACGGGCTCAGGAACACGTGGCCGAAGTACTGTTGAATAACCTCCTGAACGGCTGGAGACGCAGTGTCCCATGCTATACCCAACTCAAAAAAGGCACGTCTCTTCATGTCTCGGAACACTGACTTGCGCAAAATCTGATAACCGGCCCAAACTAAGTCAGTGTTGGACGTGTGCCGATAGACCCATCCCACGATTCGTTCCAATGGGGCAGCTGCTGAACAAGAAACCAGCAACATGTCGTCAGGATGCGACTCGACGCCGTCCATTGCCTGAGCCAGTTCCCTACCTTTGTCAATTACTTGGCCGACCCCGCGTATGGCTGCTAGGGCCACCTTGGGTGCCAGCTCGACAATGTTCTTGACAACCGAGCGAATGCCACTGGAGACCACTGTCTTCAACATGGTAGCATCTGTGGGGAACGGGACACGCGCTTGGGCAGATGCCTCTCTAGCCAACACCCAGGCTGATCGCGCTCCCTTGTAAAGACAGTAGGCAGCGACAATAGCACAGCCCGTCCCAGCCAGTTTCCAGACCCAGGTGGCGTTCCTCTTCTGTTTGGTCCCAAAGGACGCAAGTGGTTCAACAACCTGCATGTGAACATCAGCTTCTGCTTGCAAAAAAGGGAGGAGACTCTCCATGTTCCTCTTCGAACTCTTGTGTGATTGCCACAAGGTAATGGCCGCTGTTTTGCCCTTCCACAATGGGGGGAAAAGCTTGGAATGCAGCTTGACCTCCTCATTACTGTTGTAAGCGCGGTCCACGAAGCCTTCCTCTATTTTAAGCTTGATCAAACTATTCGCTCCAATGGTCTGTCTCCTATCTATCTTCTCAAGCAAAGAGTTGGGCACCAGAATCTCTTCTGTCTCTTGGTTCAGCCAAATGTATGCTTGCTGCAAGACAGGCATCCACGTTGGTAGAAACCAACTGGGCTTGACGGTCTTGACAGAGATAGTGGTGAAAGCACACAACGGCAGTGTCGGTGCTTCTGGAATCAAGTTCTCGGCAGTGAGGGTGAACTGGACGGCATAGAATGATCCTATGACATGTCGTGTAAACCAAACCAACGTCCCATAAGCGAACGTCTTGTGGTTCGTGGTCCACATCCAGTCCAGGGCGTCATGGGGTGGGTAGATGGCAGAAGTGACGTCAGGTCTGAAATGAATCAAACCTTCGCGATCTCGGTGCCACCCGCCTTCACCCTCGACGAGACCGGCTGGGCCAACAAAACAATGCCCTATCCAATAGAGTGAGACAGTTCCGTTTACACTCCGAGAAAAATTCATAGCGGCTAGTCTGTCAGCGATCCAGTCCGGACTCAATGGTCGGGGATTGTTTCGAGTTCCCCAATCGCAAACCAAATAAACGTCATACAGGAAAGCGCCACTAAGCCTCTGATCAACATAAGGGATCTGATTCAGAGCTTGTCGGCAAATATCCTTGGGAGTGATGATCGGGCGGTAAGAGAACAAGGTTGTGGGCTCTTCGTTCACCTCACCGGTCTCGGGGTCATTCCAGGCGTTGGCTTTGTCTATCAAGCCAGTGTCTCTGTTGCTGGAAAAGATGGATATCAAAGCGTTGTTGTCTTCAGGATCCTCCGAGAGGATGTCACACATGACGCGTGCGGTGACCATCTTGCGCAATCCCGCTGACATTGGGTGGCCGTGATTCCCTTTCCTCCTGCCTTTGTTGCCCTTGAATCCCGTGAGTTTCTTGAATATTTTGCACTCTTCGGTACTGTTGAATGTTGGAACGTACCTCTCTAAAATCTTCACAGTAAACCTAGAACGCCTTTGAGGTATAAGACGTGCGCCCACAGGCATTTGGGGCGGCGACGGAATCGGAGAGAGGAAGCCCCCGCCCCCATTGGCTCGTGGACTCGGCGTGCTGTCTGTATCAGACCCATCAGAACTAGTGGTTGAGGATGACGAAGGAGAACTTGAAGAGTCATCATAAACCCGCTTGCGTTCAGGAGAGGGTGGTGGACGTATCTTGGATAAATGGGCCAATACTGGCTTATCCTGCTTGGATACCGATTTGCTACCGTCCAGCTTTTCCTCACCAACCTGCCTGTGATGCACCGGGCAGGTGACAGGGGTTGTCTGAATGGACGTCCCTCGCGCCAGTTCCAAGTGATTTGCTCCTTTTGGCTTACCAAGCTCGGGAGAACCCAATGCCTTAGCCACCTCTCGTAACCGTACGTCCGCTGCTTTGGCATCCGCTTTCTCAAACCGGACAAGTTTTGGCGACATGCCGACTTGTTCTTCCTTTGCTTGACTGAGCGTGTCTTGCCTCCGCGGGCTGTCAGGCTTGGGAGACCCGACAACAGTCCCCAGTGCGAATGGGACTTCTTCTTTCTTCTTCTTAGGGATGTAGCCCGTCTTGTCAACGGCCGTTTTGGTCAAGTCGTAAGACGGTGATAGAGGTCCGGCTTTGGGTGGGACTGCGGCCACGTTAATGGCCGGGGCCACTGGCAATCCTAATGGTCCAGCGGCGCCCGCATGTGGAATCACCGGCATGGCCCAGGAGGCAAAAGGCACCGTAACGGGGGGTAAAGGAGGCAACTTGTCTAAAAACGAAAAGAGATTGGGCTGTTCAACCACGACGGTACTCGGTTTCGGTTTTGGCTCTTCCTTGGGACTTTTGGGCTTCAAGAGGGGATTAGAAAGGACAATGGGTTCTTTGTTCGGGGTTGGAACCTTCACTTTCTTCATGGCAACCTTGGAATGGCCCTCATCCCTATCATCATCAAGAGCGGGCCCCCCCACGGTCCCCGGCTCTCCCTTTGGCAACTTGTATGTGACGCCCTTTATCTTCTCGCGATCAAGATAACGCTGCTTCTCAACTTCACGGTCTTGAATCTCCGTGAGAAGAGGCACGAAGTCGAACATCTTGTCTGGACTGACAAGCGTCATGGCGACGACCACAGCTTTGTCAACATTGTTGGCTTGGGATTCCAACCTAAAGACCTTGCCTCTGGCAGCGAGGTCCATGGAAAAGAGATCCAGAAGCGTCTCCGCCGTATTCTCCCACGACCCGTAAGCAAAGGGGAGAACATGGCGAAACAAAGCTCCTTCTGCCAAAGTGGGCGGGATACAAGCAAACACTTGGTTCTTCCAGGCTCGAACCATGTGTTCCGCGTGGTAACTGGGCATGTCCGCCCTAGTGTTTCGCATGAAACCCAAGAGATACTCTCTTTGGTTGGCGTAATTGCCTGGGATCGAACAAGTTGGCCCATTCTTGTTCTTACCTTTGTGGCCAGGCAAATCTGGGTTGACATAACGATGGGGGTTGTCCATGCCTCTATTTCCCTTGTTCCAATTTTTCTTGGACCTATTGTCTTTCTCAATAGGATTTTGTTTTGTTCCTTCGAAATCTTCCAAGCCAAGATTAGCTGCTAAGCGATCCATGACAGTGGTGTG